CTTACTGAGATTGTAGTATCAGATGCACTAATAGAAGCTGATAAGTATACAGTAGAAGTAGATGTATTACCAGACTGTCTGTTAATCCACATCTGAATGGGGCGTCCATTAGCGTTCTTATTAGGTATTGTAGAATATGTATCTTCTGAAATACGGCTAATATTAATATCTACTTGGTTACTATCTGATCCAGTTCTAACTACAGTGCTTAATAAGTCAATAGTGTCTACTGGTAATGGATAAGTAATCTGACCAGTAACTAAAGGAATTTGACCTTCTTCTATGGTCCATAAATTAATGCCACGATTAGCCCATTCTATAGTTAATAGATTTAAACTTCTTCTAGCTGTTTTAAAGTCGTAACCAGATCTTAACTCTAAACCACAACGCTCAAACGCCTCTTCAATGAGGTCGTTCATGTTTAAGTTAAAAACAGAGGTGCCTGTAGTTTGCGCCATTATTTACTTGCCTTTGTTTTTTTTGCGTTAGACGCAATTTTTCCACCCTTAGAATACTGAGTAAAATCTGTATTATCTCTACGGGCTTTCTTTTTGCCTTTGGGCATTTTTGATGGGGCAATATCACCCATTCCACGTGATGCTCTCATATTATTCTCCTATTGATCCACCATTATGAAATAATGGATTTCCATATGAATCAGTTTCTATTCTATTTACTGGTGCATATTGTGCATATGTAGGTTGATAAACACCTCTTGGAATCTCAGGCGTTGGTGGTGCTGCTGGCTCTGTAATAGTAGATTCAGGACCTTTACCAAATGCTTTAGAAAACTTTGGATTTGAATTAAATAATAAACCAGCTGCTCCAAGGCCTTTTCCTGAAATTGGTAAATTTTGTGCCACTGTACTAGGGTGCGTTATTCTTTCTTGTGATGGTGAAAATCTATTTACCACGACAGGATCATTAGGTGATGATGCTGCTGAACTTGCTGTTTTAGGCATTAAAGAACCAAATAAACCACCCGTATTATTTGATGAATTATTAGAGCCAAATATATTACTTGATCCACCAACAGCCATTTGTTTAACCATTTGACCTTGATTAGACATAGCTTGGTTAGGCATTGTAGATCCAGTACCTAATGGATTATGACCATCACCAGGATGGCCTTGTAGGTTAAATGTTTGCGGTGAATAAGCGCTAGTACCAAACTGTGGTTGATTAGTTGGATACATGCCTGGATACCATGTTGCATTTTGATTGGGTATGTTAGCTGGTAATTGAGGACTTGGAATATTTGTTGTTGCATTGTAATCATTAACACGTTTGTTTTCATCCGTATTAAGATTCATTCCAAAAGGCGATGCTGGCCCTATGGGCTGATTACCATACTGACCATAATCAGAACCTTGTTGACCTAATTGAGTTGCTTGACCCATTATCTCATTGCGCCCATATTAAATGGCTGTACATTAGTTGGCTGTATATTAGTATTTGGTTGTTGTTGCATCATAGGCTGTAATGCTTGCATTCCTGCTGGGCCTTTAGCATTTGGGTTTTGCATTTGATATTGTTTAAAAGCATCAAGCATTTGAGGTGTAATAAACTGAGGTAATTGACCAGGCGCCTTACCTTGTGCTGGCATTTGTGGTGGTTGATTTACTGGTTGAACTGGATTTGGATTGAATGGACCGTTATTAGCGCCCACTGGTTGATATGGTCTATTGCCACCCATTTGAGGTTGTTGTGGCATAGGTAAGCCTGGACCCTTGCCCTGTTGTGGTTGGCCACCCATAGGTTGTTGTTGAGGCCTTATTTGAGCGCCTTGTGGATTCATTTGACCGCTTTGTGATGCTGCACCCATTTAAAACTCCTTAATCATTTGAACTTGAGTATTTTGATACCCAATGTCTTTTAAAAAACTTTTAGTCCATCCAGGTCTTCCAGTTAAGGATAAGGCTGAACATCCTTGTTGTTTAGCCCACTCAACAATATGTGGCTCCATTTCCTGGATCTCACTTATGTCTCCACCAGCTAAAAATACATGAATCATTTTCTTTTGTGGGTACTGGACTACTTGGCTAATTAAAGCACATTTTTTACCAGGCCAGAATTCAACTCTACCATTCATTACATCTTCAAATATGTTTTGAATGTTATGTGTGCCATGTGAATATTCTAATGCTGCTTCTATCCAGTGTTCACATCTTCTAAATTCTTTTACCCAATGTGGTTCGTATTGGGAGTAATCTACAGGCATTAAACCATGCGTCCTTTAGTTTTACCTTTAGAACAACATCCATCTGCACGAGAAGAAGCTGAAGATACTTTACCCCCTTTTTTCATACCTAAAGATTTACCGCCCATGCCTTTTGTAAGTCCTTCTTCAATACCTTTTTTAACTGATGGACCCATATCATTTTCAGTAGGCATATTTTTTCTAGGCTTATCAAAATCAGCCTTTTGTTTTTCTTGAAATTCTTTTGTGTCTTTATCTAATTTTTTTGCTGCCATTTCATTAAGATCATCGTATCCAGCCATGATTAGCACATCTTTCCTTTAGATTTTCCACGAACGGCAATGCCATTAGCTTTGGCTAATTGAGAAGCTTTGCCACCAGATGCATATTTCATTGCTTTACCACCCTTACATAAAGCTAACTTAGTACCTTTGCCACCTTTATGTTCTTGCATATCGTGTTGTTTAAATGCTTTTTTGATCATAGCTTTGTCTTGAGCTTTATCCATTTTTGTATCTTCTTTTGAATCTGACTTCATCATTCCGCCTTTTTTCATGCCTGGCATAGCTGGCATACCTGGAGGAGTTGCCATTGCATTTGGAGCTACTTGTGGCATACCCATTGGAGAAGGTCTAACAGATGGAGTACGCATCGCACGTGCAGCCATCATTGCCATTGCTGGGTTTACTGATTTCTTTTTCATAATATATTCCTTAAATTAACATTTCCAACGTTTGAGAGAAGCTGCTTTACGAGTAGGCCTGCCTTGTTCATCTTTCATGGGGCCTGGCATACCAGACATCCTTGCACAGAATGACTTTTTGCGAGCGCCACCTTGAGGCTGTGGAGCCTTTAAATGACTACCTGTGGCTGCATTATACTTAGCACGACCTTTAGCTGTAAGACCAGCACCTTTGGATACAGGTAATTTCTCACCACGTCCAATAGCTAATGATACACCACCTTTTTTCATCTTAGCTGTTTTAGCAGAATCAATGAAATCTTGTTTTGATGGCGCTCCTTTAGATCCTGGTTTACGCATATGCTCTTTACTACCATGAGCTATACGTTCTTGTTTAGCATGAATATTGGCATAAAGACCACCTTTAGCAAACTTTTTACCTTTATCAGCTGCTGCAAAGTCTTTACCAACCTTTTGTGGTATACCCACTTTTTTAGCAAAGGCAGCGTTGTGAGCTACTGCCTCCATAAGATTATGTTGTTTTTTAGATTTGCTTGGCATATTATTTACCTAACCAGTGCGTAACCATCCAGCTTATAACACCAGAAAGAACTGTAGCAATAGCGATAAATACTTTCCAACCGCCTTTAATTTCTTCTAAAGTCTTTTCAATATTATCAAGACGTTTTTTTAAATGTTCCATATCCTCCATAAGAGTATCCACGTCTGATTGAATGTGTTTAATTTCTACACCATGCTCAATAACTTCACGTTCTGCACTCATTATGCCTGCGCTTCCTTCCAGCTTAATCTAGCTAAGATTGTTGGAGTTGCAGATGTTACAACGTTAGTTGCACATACATACAGAATATCAGGGCCATCTGGGTAAACGCCAGCATAAGAAGTTGGCAATGTATTACTTGTACCACCACCTAAGATTGAGTTACCAAGATCACGTACTTGAGATAAGTCTAGTGTTGTTTGTCCATTTGTGTTTGTAAACGCTGCTGCTACTGATTCACCACCAGTACAAGTACCTGTATTTAATGTATTATAAGCTACTTGAGCTAGTGAAGACGTATATGCACCACTAAATCCAAGACCTGATATAGGTGGGCTAAATGCTGTCCATGTACCACCTGTAACATAACCATTTAAAATTAAGTTAATTAATACAGGGCCTGAAGTTACTACACCTAATTCAATTAATTGTAATTGCATGCGGTTAATAATTTCTTTAGTGCCTAGCAAACCTGTAATACCGTTATCAACTGAAGGTGCAATACGAATAGCTAATATTGGCGTTACTTGAGAAGTTGATGTAACTAATGCTAACTGTGAATTAGTACCGTAGTTAAAGATAAGTGATTTATCGTCATTGAACTGACCATCCATAATTACAGATGAACCCCAATGAGATAATGCAGCTACAGAATCAGGAGAAGCTAATTCAACATTAATTGGAGCAGTTGCACTATAAGTAAATGTTGTTGCAGCGCTACTTCCAGTTACACCTCTTGTTAATCCTGTTAATGTATTAGCTGTTTTACCAGTATATGAAACAAGTTCAATAGCTCCTGTTTGTGTAGCAGTACTTACTCTAACTGTACCAGCAGATGGAAATTTAGAAGTATCGCTTACAGCCATTGAAGTTGTAGTTCCACTTAATAAAGTTGCAGTTAATACTGTAGAAGGAGATAATCCGCTTGATTCATAGTGTGCTGACATATTACCTGATCGCATGTATGCCTCAAAACGCACGTTATTATTAGTTTGTTGATAAACATAAGTAACAACGCCTTTAGCTGTTCTTAAACCCCAGCGAATAAATCCAGCACCATACCATGAGTAATCAATGTACCACATTTGCATCTTAGTTAAATCCAGCACATAACCTGAAGGGCCAGTGCCATCTAATGGGTCAGCCCATTGTGATTGAGGTACTTTTGTATCAATTGTTTTAGAAACAACAGCATTTGCAATTGTAGAGCCACGATATTCTGGGCTAATAAACATACTTGTATCACTTGCAATAGTAATTACTTTATATGATTGACCACGAATAACAATAAAGTCACCAGGTGTTAATTGTGTACTAAATAGTGTATTTGTTCCTGTTACCGCACTTGAACCTTGAGTTACAGAAACATTACCATTTATTTGAGTTACGCTACTTCTCCATACTGTATATAATGTTTGACCATCATATTCAAAGAAAAGACCATTTTGCTGATCAAAGAAACCTAATCTATTTTGTGATCCATACCAATTTAATGGATTAACTCTAATATTCAAACCAGTTGCTGTTTGTGTACCTAACACAGCAACCACAGTATAAGTTAGTGATGTTGGTGTTGGTACGCTTGCAATTGTGTATTGTCCATTAAAACCAGGTTGATCTATGCCAGTTACAGAAATAACTGTGCCTACAGCTAAACTATGAGCATAACGAGTATTAACTGTAACTGTAGATGCTGTTGAAGTTACGCTAGAAACAAATAGCGAAGGTTTTAATGACGAACCTGTAGAGAATTGAATTCCTTTACCAGATTGATAACGGAAATATCTACGAGTTTGCCTAATTAATTGACTATTAGGTATTGCTGCACCCGCTGAGAATGCTACTCCACCATCAAAAGCTCTTGGTTCAACATAACCTGCTGGACGTGCATATAAAAATGTATTTCCTGCAGCATTAGTTGGAGAACCTGCTGCACCAGTTGATGTATATGTAAATGTATTAGCTGTGGGTACGGTGGCAACTACAAATGCTCCCATAACAGCAGTTGGAGAACCGCCTAGGCCTCTAACATAAATTAAACTATTAACAGCTAGACCATGTGGATTAACTGTTGTAACTGTTACTGTATTAGTTGACGTTACAAAAGCATTAGAGCCAACTGCAATACCACAGTTTGAATAAAAATAACCAGTATAAACATAAGTTGTAGTAGCACTAAATTTTTCACCTGCTGTACATGCTGTTGTTGGAATAACTGTAAATGTTGTGCCTGCCGTAACGCCAGTGTCTGTATACCACCAGCCATTAGCATTTGCGTCAGTAGCATTTTGAATGTAAATAGGTGTGCCAGCTGCAATTGTAATATTAGATGATACAGTAACCGTAAGCGTTGTTGTGCCTGTAATACTTGTTACGCTTAATGGTTGTTGTGGAATGTAATAACAGCTTTGTCTATTGTTTTGTAATGAGATTGATTCCCACTTAGTTGGTTGAGTACCATATTCAAAGTCAGTATCAATTAAAGCTTGCGGTGTTGAAACACGCATTTTGCCAACAGGATCTTGAGAGCCTGGAGCGGGTGTTGTATAGGGGGATGCTGCCCCATTATTGACTGTCCCAGTACTTGGGAGAGACTTATTTGTAATCGCATCTACTATATTCCAGCCTGACATATGATTTCCTTTTTGATTAAAAAAAGGGGGCTATAACACCCCCTAGGTATTATTAGTCAAAATTACCATATGGGTAAGTTGTTCCGTTACCAATATTAGTATCAGGTTGTGTATAAACTACAATAATGTTTAATTTACCAGCATTAACAGAAGTTAATGAAGCTACAGTTAGTTTTAAAGATACAACTAATTGGCTAAACCATGTTGGTTGTGTACCTGGTTGTAAGTTTTGAACATCTTGTAATGTAGCTACTGCATTAGCATATTGTGTTGCACTAAATGTAGCAGTTGTACGGCCGATTGATGAGCCAGTAATTGCACCAGATGTAGCATATACACCAGCAGCTGTTGCAAAGTTATTTGAGATGTACGGCTGAATTGTTGTTACAGCGTTAGTACCGTCTGTAGGTTGTACAACGTTATCAATAAAGATATTTTGAATGTATGAACCTTGTGGTAAGTTAAATACAACACCACGATAGTTAGTACCAGAAGCGTCAGCTGTAGGAGCTGTAGCTGCTGATGGTCCAGTAGTATTATATGTACCGCCTTGTGGTGAGTAAATTGTAGCACCACTGTTTGGGATATTATTAGGTGTTACAAATACACCAGATGCACCACCATAACCAGATGTGTTAGGTGTTGAATTAGAAAAATCTAGTAAAGCAGTTTGAACGAGTGCTGTATAACCAACATCACGTTGTGGACCAAAACGGTTGTCGCCAGATAAAATCGGGCCTTCAAAGGTAGAACGAGCCATAATATTTCCTTATGCAAAAGTTTCTCTTATCAATCGTTGCATCGTCTGCTGGGGCAGTCCGATAAGAGCATCACCCAGATACCGTTATTTTACTACAAATAAGATCATAATGCCATGTAAATAGCAATAAAAAAGCCCACTTTTTTAAGGTGGGCCTTCTTATTTTTACTAACTTTTTTAAGGTTAGTATGAACCGTAAACACCTAATGGATCTGAAACACCAAATGAATAACGCTCACGAGACTTGTAACGAACGTTACCAGTATCAAAGTCACCATCCATAGAGTTTTGTAAAGGTGTTCTTACGAACATCTTAAGACCGTTAGGTACATCAGTTGTTAAGAACCAAGCATTAGTAGCTGTTAAGAAGTGGTTAATTGTGTAGCCTTCTGGCACAGCACCATTGTTCTTAATTGCATTAATGTCATTATTGTTAGTACCAACTCTTAATTCAGTTTCAAGCAAACGAGTTGCAACGAACTGAAGTGCTGGTGGAACAATAAGTTTTCTTGGTTTAGCAGCGATCAATAGACCACGCTCATCAGTCCAACCAGCGATTTGAATAACTGCATTTTCTAAAGCAGTTTCATTTAAGTCAGCTGGAGTTGATGGTGTGTTAGCATTAGTACCACCAGACACCAATGGGTGTGCTGTTGAGAATAATGGTTGACCGTCACCGTATGTAAAAGCACCGTTAAAGCCGTTATTTAAAACAGCAGCGCCTTTAACTTGTTTTGTATAAGCCATAGCACGAGCTAGACCTTTTGTGTAACGAGCTGATAATGAATCATACAAGTTATCTTCAATAGCTTCTTCAGTTAAGCTGAAGCCAAGAGCGATAGTTTCATGATTGTATCGAGCTGTCCAAGCTTCTTGAGCATTGTCATAAGCGATGGCAGAGCCTTCGTTTTTAACAGGTGCTGCTGAAAAGCCTGATAGTTTTGTTTCTTCTTCAAAAGAACGTTCTGAAGTCTCAATTTCATAGATTTCTTTATGTTCTTCACCGTAACGAGCATACTCTAGACCAAACAAAGCGTTAAGGCCAGGTAATAACTCTTTTAATAACTGCGCACGAGAAATAGCCATATTATATTACTCCTTAAGCTGCGTAGTAGTTGTGAATACCAAAATTGATTTTCACAAGCACTTCTGGGTATGATGTAAACACAATCGTTGAGCTTGATGGGATCGCTGTAACAGAACCAGGAACCGCAATAGCTGCGTTGATTGCAATGGATGTTGTACCAGCAGCATAACCACCTGAGTTTGCTACAAATGAACCAGTTTGAATCAACTGACCATTTGAATCAAGGTAAGCGACATCAGCACCTTGAGGAATAGCTGCAGGCAAGCCAGTACCAGTTAGCGTAATAGTTGTAGATGATGATGAACCTGTTGCAGAAACTGCAGTAGATGTATCAGGAACTAAACTTAAAATACGGAACGGTAAAGCTGTTGATGGTGTTGCTGTTGGAGCTACTAAAGCATTTGATGAATTGCCAGTTGTAGCAGATCCAGCAAGGTTAGAGCCAGCTAAATTTAAACCAACGATTGCTTGTGATGCTGAAGCGATAGTTGTACCACCACTTGCCGTTACCATAGCAGCTTTGAAAACTGTGTCTGGATCATCACATACAATAGCTTGAATATCACCAGCAGCTGTATTAGCTGGGTAGTATTGGCTAAATAATTTTTGTTTTGTTGTTGGGTTTGTGTAAGAACATCCCAAGAACACGCCAACAGTTTGTTTACCTGATGTGCTAGATGTTACAGAAGCACGAGTAATCAAACCACTGGAGATTGTTACAAAGTCACCGTAAAAAATACTAGTAGCATAGTTGTACTGGATTGCATAATTGCGTGTTGATCCAGAAAAAACTTGACCACCAATAAGATTAACGGGCTTAAAACCATATGGTGCTGAAACGGTTGGATAAGCCATATTTTACTCCTAATTGTTAATGTTAGTCTTTTTTACCAAAAGATACGGTAGACTTCTTCTCAGAGAAAAGAGGCATACGTGCATCGTTTTGGCGCATAAAACTATTGTCTACTGCTTCAGCTTGAGATTGAGTCATGTTAGCTTCGTATTCCATACGTTGCTTTACAAACTCCTCAGGTGCTTTACAGAGCAATAATCCACCGATCTCAATGTTGTCTTTATATTGACTATTTGGATCAGCTAACAGTTTAAATTTAGGTTGCTCAGTTAATGTTACAGGTTCCCAGCCTTCACGCATTCTCATGGATAAGTTACGGGGATCTGCTACATTCAACATTGAAACTCTAATCCATCTATAAGCAAAACCAGGCTGTTTATCTGGTTCAGGTAGTAATTCTGGAGGTGTCCAAGCTTTTGGACGCTCTGCTAATTGACGGTTATCTACTTCACGGGGAATTCTATTTTCAGCCATTTTGTGACTCCAATTTAGTTAATTCCATAGCATATTGCTCTGGAGAAAGTTTAAATTTCTTAGCCAAAGCTAATTGTGTCTGCGTTAGTCTAATCTTTTTTGGGGATGTAGAACGAGTAGCAGGCGCTACGACCGTTGAGGATTTTTGCCTGCTTGAATCTTTGGTTTCAGCAGTTGATTCACCAGCAAATTTCTCTGGAAATCGTTTATGCATCTCGGTATCTATTGAATTCCAGTATTGATCAGAGCCAACTGCGACTCCATCACGTTCTAGTCTTCTATGAATACCCATTGCAAGGAAACTCATGTCGTCATCTGTACCATACCAGCTATTTTTGTCTAGCCATGCTTGGGTTTTTGAATCCAAACGAGCAGGTTGTGACTGTTGTAACTGTGATTTTACAGCATTTTCTTGATTTTTGAAAGATTCTTCATCATATTGGTACTTATAATTATCATATTGATTCATTTTAAGCTTTGCTTCAGTTAATTGCTCCTGAGCATTGACCAATAATTCAGAATCTCCAGAATCATATGCCTCTTTATAGGCTTTTTTAGCCATTTCGAGGTCTCGTGCAGCTGAAGTTTTAACATTATCAACTAAAACTTTCTCACCAGAGGTTAAATCACCCCTTAGTTTCTTGTTTTCTTCAATAATTGTCTGTGCTACACGAATTGCTTCTTGTTGTTCACGTAAAGCTTGTTCTTTTTCTCTACGTTCATCATTAATAAGCTTCTTCATTTGTAGTAAGCGTTGTTTAGCTTCCTTGGAATACTCTTCCAAGTCATCATTCTCAATGTCTTCTACAATTTCTTTAGGTAAAGGAGTTGCATTCTTCTGATCTTCTTCTGGGCGATCATCAATCACCTCAATTTCAATACCAGAATCTACAGGTTCAGTTACCTTTTTTTCCTGTTCTTCTATTTCGTCAGGAAATTGGAATTCTTCTGCCATGATATTTCTCCTTAAACTCGACTAATTCCACGAGGATCTTGTACTACAGCCTCGACAGAATCATCATTGATTATTCTAAATTCACGACCATGAATCTTAAGTCGTGTGCCAGAGTTTGGTCTAGCTAAGACAAAATCACCTTGTTGGCACCAAGGGCCAGTAGGGAAACGTTTTTCATCTTTATAACAATCAGGACCAAGTTTAACTACAAAAAATACCGTAGATAATACTTCTTCATTTCTCATTGTTTCTGAGGATTTGACAATGCCACTGTCAAACTTTTCATCAGCTTCTGGTAATGCACATAAAATGCGATAGCCTTTTGGTTCTGGAAGCTGTCTTGCTTTTTCTTCATCCGTTTGGGGAAGTGTTGTTGCTGCGTTTACATCATCGGGGTTTGAGCCGATTAGTAGTTCACTCATCCGAGTTCTCCATGTGTTGTTTTAGGTCTTTGATATAACGATATACAGTCAGAAGACCTGAGATCTTTCCGCATATATTTTGGTATTCAGCATAGTCTTTGGCCATGCCACTACCTAAATGTTCTTGTAGGTTTGCTACGTGATCATTAATTTCTTTTATAACTGCTTCTAATTCATTCATTTAGTTTCCTTGTTTGAAGGTTGTGGTTTGTTTTGCATTTGTCTTTCTTGTAAGGACATTTGAGCCTTAGCCTTACCAATATCATTACCAATCTTCATGCCTTCTAATCTTTCTTTAGAAGCTAGATGAGCTTTTTCAGATTGAATCTTAGCGCCCACTTGCATACCCGCAATCTTTTCTTGTGTGGCTAATCTTTGTTTTTCAATCTCAAGTTGATCCGCTTTAGAGGCTGCATCAATTTGTAGTTTCTTCATCTTCATCTCAACTTCTTTAGCTTTTAATTGAAGCTCTTGTAGTTGCATTTGAATGATTGGATCTTGAGCTGCTTGTTGTGCTTGTTGAGCTGCAATTTCAGTTTGATTTTGATTGAGAAGTTGTTGAGCAAAAGGAACAGCCATTTGAGTAATTTGCATTTCCATCTCTGGTGACATTTTCTTATCTTCATTATCAAACGAAGGAATAGATATGCCAGCCATTTGTTCTAATTGACGTTGGTATTCCATGCCTACATGCTCTGTAATATGCGCTTGTAATGCTGCTGCAATGACTGGGGCTTGTGGATTTTGACCAATCAGTTGTTTTACTTTTGGATCATTCATCATAGCCATATGGATTTGAATATGTGATTTATGATCTTGGAACATAAATGCTTTTAATGGTTTACCTGCTAAAGCCTGTACATTTTCAGATACAGCATTCACTGGCGTCATATCTTCTGGAATAGCTACTAACTTATCAGCATTTTTAATACCTAAAGCTTCAAGCATTTGTCTATGTAAGTAAGGTAAGTTATAAAGCTGTGGTGCTGTTTGTGAAAGTTGTAATACGGCTTGGTATTGAACTACCTTTTGAGACATTGTGGCAGCATTAGGATCTGATACTGGAATGATATTAACTAATGAATAGTCAGATTTACGTGCCTTACGATTGCCTGTTGATGGTTCGTATGAGTAATCTTGTGGCGCATACTCTGCAATAAGAGATTTAAGAAGTCTAAATTCTTTTTTCATGGCAAAGTGAATACGAGCTTGAATAGCTGACATCACTTTTAATGTACGTTCAAGAATAGCCAGTGTAGTGCCTACAGGACTGTTAGCTGACATGTCAGAAACTTTTAAGTCACCCGCTGCAGCAAAACGTCTACCTTCGTCAATGATTTGATTAAGTAATTGGATAAGTGTTTGTGATGGTTCTTTGTAAGGTAGTGGCATGATATTATCTTTCATCGTGCCAGAAGGTACATCTACATCACGGAACTCGCCTGGGGCAATAGGTGTATCATCGCCTTTAACTCTAAGGCCTCTTGTTTTAAATCCACCAGGTAGGTTTGCTAGTGATCCAGCGTCTACTAATTGTCTAAGTATGGATGTTCCAGATTTAGCAAAACCGCCTATAAGATGGATAAGACCAAACGCATAAATACCAAAACCTGGTATGTATGTGTAATGTACAAAGTGCTGACGTTTTTGGTGGGTGGTATCTTCAGGTTCCCAGTTACGTCTAATCGCTAAAATTGTACTTGTATTCTTTTCAATGGTAACTACATATGGAAGTGCTAGTCCTGTAGGCTTACCTTTTTTATCTGTATGTTCAAAACCTGGAAGATCTAAGTCTACATGCATTTCTAATATCTTATATCTATCATCAGTCGTTGCACGGAAACCTAACTTCTCTGCAATCTTCTTTTCAACTTCATCTAAGTTACTTTGTGGATCACCAATATCTACATCACGATAAAATCCAGCTAATTGTAATCTTTTTAATTCATTTTCTGTTTTACGCATCACATGTGTGACACGTTCAGCAGCTTCAAGACTTGATGCACCATATGGCATCACTAAATCTTCTGCTGGAACATACATAGATACTTGACGATCAAGTGCCGCATCTATATAAACCTTTTTAAATCCGTTACCAGATAAAGCTACGCCCCATAACATTCTTTCATGTTCAGGTCTATATTCAGGCATGGCATCTGTTAATTCATAATTCATGTCCGCTACCACACGGTTCATGGCATCTTTTTTCTCTTGTGTTTCTTTACCAACAATCTCACCCTTAACTGGGCCTGATGCTGGGAAAGTATCCATGATTGTTTCTGATTGGAATTTAGTGACTGCTTCAGCTAGAATAGGATGATAAACACCACAAGCTCCGTCCCACGGTTCTGATCGTTCATCAATCTTAAGACCTAACAGATCTAAACCATCTACATAAGTTTGAATCCAGTCACGTCTTGAATCTACGTCAGAATCAAAGTCACCTACCAAATCACCCGCAAGCTCGGTTAAGTCACCTTCATCCATGTATTCAGCTAAGTTATCGGCAAAGTTTTCTTTGTCATTTTCTTCTGGACCTAAATTAATTTCAAGACCGTCCATACCAATATGAACTGCCTCTGGATTAACAATTTCTATTTCCATAGCTGGTTGCTGGGAGTCTATACCTGCTAGACCTTGAGGAGCTTCGTACAGGGCTTTATCAATTGACATAATAATCCTTTAATGGTAGATACAATATTTTAACCTTTTTATTAATAATAAGCCACCTTTCTGCGGAACTCACGGGGTTCATCTGGCTCATCTGAAGGCAGGGTTATAAAGCCGCCACGTCTAAATCTAATAAGTGCTTGAGTGCTTGAGTCAACTAAGTCATCGTGATCTGAATTAGGAAATGCTGCCATTTCTTCTATGACTTCTTCTGCCCAACGTTTTCTTGGCGCCCACACCCTTCCCGATGCGAATAGATCGCTTACCGAGTTGACCCGTGATATCTTGTCGTTACCACGAGTTGGCGTAAATTCTTGAACTGGGATTCCCATCCGTCTTAGTTCAAAAATTAAAGGCGCACCTGATGCTTTGGCTTCCACGATGAATGCATCGGGTTGCCAGTCTTGGTAGTATTCCAAAGCTCTCGCTTTTAATTCTGGAAACTCCATGCGTTCTTTTAATGCGTCAAGCAAAATAATATGCGGGTCGTTTTCATTCTCATCTTTATAAAAAACGCCCCATGTTGTACATGCAGAATAGTCGGCACGTTCTGATTTGGTAAAAGCGGTATCCCAGCTTTGAATAATAAATTCACATCTTGGTGGTTGTTCTTTTTCCCATACTTGCCACCACTCACGTTTGACAAGCGCACCTTCTTCAGAAGTAGGGTTTTGTTGATACTGAGCTTGCCATTTAGATAACGGCAATTCAATACGTAGTTTGTCTAGTTCTTCGTAAGACCAAAACTCTGGCCATAAAGGTTTTTCAGAAGGTAGGATTGCTGGGAGTTCAATGATTTCCCATTCATCTCCATCACGATCCATCATGCCTTGAACAATTTTACCAGTCAGGTCTCGTTTAGCCCAACGAGTCATAACAACTACAATAGAACCTCCAGGCTGTAAACGCTGACGAGGACCTGAGGTATACCATTCAAAGACCTTATCGTATACGGATGGATCTCCAGCAGCTAATGCCGCTTCTTGTTCCGAATGCGGGTCATCAATAATGAGTAGATCTGCTCCTTTACCAGTGACAGTACCACCAACACCGATAGCAAAATACTCACCATTAGCATTAGTAGACCAGCGGCCAGCAGCTTTAGAGTCAGAACGAAGGGCAACGTTTGGAAATATTTTAGCATAGACCTCAGAGTCTACCAGATTTCTGACCTTTCGTCCAAACCCAACTGCAAGTTCTGCTGTATTTGAGCATTGAATAATCTTCTTGCCAGGGAAACGTCCTAGGAACCAAGCAGGAAGTAAATAAGATGCAAACTCAGACTTAGTATGACGAGGAGGCATGTTAATAATAAGACGCTTAATTTTTCCATTGGCTATGTCCTCAAACTTTCTTGCCATAACAGCATGGTGACGGCCATGAATAAACCCTGGCCACATTGTGGTTACAAACTTCATAAAGTCTTCTTTGCCTTCTTCACGAAGTAAGGCATCGTCATAAGACCTAACTTGTTCTAATACCATAGCCTGTTCTTCAGGCGATAGCATATTCATTAGTTCTATAACTTTATCACTCAAGGTCACGCACCTTTAACCCAGCTGGACGGATAGATCTTGCCCGCCCCTTGACTCCTTTGCAAACCCCAAGTTCAATTAGGATATGCATCTTACGGGCAATATTACCCCTACCTCTTGCGCCCGTTAGACGCACTACGTCATCAACCGTTGGTCCAAAACCATATCGCTTCCAGAACTCATCTACAATAATAAAGATTTGTTTTTGGGCGGGGGTCATTTCTTAAATTCATCTTCGGTTAATATAGGCTGGTTTTTCTTGGCGTCTCTTAGCATCATCTCAAGCACTTCAATAATCTCTTCTGGAGAGCCGCCTACAATGTCGTCTCGTTCACTATAAGCCATAAGGGCGCCTTTTTCTTTATAAAAGACTTCATTTAAGGCGTAGTAAATCTCACCAGTTTCTGGGCATTTACGTTTTATGATTCTATAGTTCCATGTCATTTTTTATCCTTGTTTGCAATATGGCTATCATATAGCATCTTATCTAATTCTTCAGATATGCTTTTTAGCTCTTTAATCTTTTGTGGCGTGATTTCTTTATCCGTCCAAATTAATTCACCCGTAGACTTATCTAGTTCGTAAACTTTCATTTCCGCCCCTTGTTACAAAGTTCAGCCCATATTCTGTATATGGCCATAAGAGAAACAATAAGGTAGATAAAGAAGACATAAGCCCATAGGAGATGGTCATAGATATAGCCAATGTCAATTCTCTCATAGTGCATCTATACGTATCCCTAGTAATTGTTTAATCTTAATCTTCCAGCGTTTATGCCAAGAAAGTTTACTTAGACTATAAGCCATGTTACCAATAATAATATAAGTCTCTGGTTTAAATTGTTTCATGTTATTCCTCCATAGGTTCATCATAATTATCTACCCCATCTGCAGGGGACCCTAAATCACTAAGGGGGGTGTTTTGCTCATCAATCTTTTCAAAGTCATCCCAAAAATTAGATACCCCCTCCCACTCTGTGTTTGTAAATGATATGGGGGGTGTTTCCTCAAAGTTATCTAATCGTTTGTCTGGAATACTATGACAAGGGTTCGGCTGCGTGTGCGAACATTTTTGGGGGGTGCGTGTGGGTGGGGTCTCCAGATCTGCCGGATCTGCGATCTCCGGATCTGAAAATAGTTGGGAAGAGTCCTGGGCGTTTACCGGATATTCTTTCGCTTGGTCTTCGATCGTTGGGATCTGATCGATGGTGATCGGATCGTCTCCTGTGATCTCCTTCAGTAAGTCTTCTGCATCTTGTTTCCGGTCAGCTGATAAAGATCTGCTGGATCTAATCGCTTCTGCCAATGAAAGCATCAGCTTGGACTTGGCTTCGCTAGTGGTGGCGGTCTGCTGGATCTCCTTCCGTTCTTGGAAGAGTGCGACATCGGACATCTTACCAATAAGCTCCAAGCACCTGACCTGAATGGCTGGGGGGATCGTAGGATCTAGAGCCTTCTCTGTGAGTTGTTGGATCGCTAATGCTCTTAAATGAGCAGGGAAAAGGTATTTCTGTGCTTCAATAGCGAGTCTTATCTGCTCTGCATGGGTGGAGACTTGGGGGTTACTTAAGAGCTTTGATCCTTCACGGCTTCTCGTGTGGCTTGTCCCCTTCGATGCATAAGCCTTCTTATATGCTCCAGCCTTGGTTGCTCCTTTGGCTATCTCTTCGGCAAAGGCTTTTTGTTTGTGGGTTAAGGTCTTGGACTCTGCTTTGTTACCGAGTAGGATCTCCTCGATAGGTAGCTGGTCAAGTGCTTCTCGGATCTGTGATCTATTGATTTTCATGGGTATAAAGTGGGAACAAGGTTGAAACGATCATTTTACTCTATATCTGATTAAAAAAGAAGCACCTTGGCTTCCATAAATCGATTTTGAGACACGATCTCTCCCTTGGTGATATCTCTCTATAGGTAGTATTAGGACATTCGATGCTGGGCTGAAGCTTCGCCTTTTAGCCATATAAATACAAGGGGGCGAGAGAGTTTTCAGAGCTGGTGCTGGTCTTGCTGGTCGAGTGCCGCAAAAGTGGCCGGATCGAGTCACCGAAAATAAGTGATGAAAATACTTGCAAATCTTTATTATTTCGTGAGAAGATCTCATTTAGTGTAAGACGGCTGGACTCGGTTTATCAGCCTATAAGCTTTCACCAGCTGACCAGAGCTGTAAATGCTGGGGGATCGATGCGGACGCCTGAAGCTTGGGACAATTCGATCTAGTGGAATCTTCAAGCCTATTCTTGCGAGTGGGCTTGGGGGTTTAAACTTAAAGGAGAAACCATGACAAAACTTCAAGAAGTAGAAAGAAAAATCGAAACTTTGAGAGATTTGGTTGCAGAAAAGAAAAAGCAAAAGCGAAGGATCGAAGATGCCTTGAGTCTTTTAGGATCAAATAAAGAAGACTTGCTGGACGAGCTGGACGACCTACTTTCGAAACTTACTTATTACTACCAAAAGCATAAGGATCTCTCATGAGCTATCTAGTATTTAAAGCAGTTTTACAAAGCATGTGGCACGACTTATCAATTAAAAAAGAAAGGGAATAAACATGAGTGCATTTATTAAGCAATTCTACGTAATAAGCAGAGATTGTGTTCGATCGAAGCCGGAAGAATGGGAATTTGAGACAGAAGAAGAAGCTTTAGCTGAAGCCATAAGGTTTTTAAAAAGAGGCGATCTTGTCGAGTTTGGCGAAGAATTTTCAGGGGGCTTTTAATATGATTAAGCCAAGAGAATTCACGACCAGCGATTTAGATCTCGAAACCGCAGTGGATCTACTCGAAAACTTGCTGGGGGGGTCAAGCGATCCGGAAATCCTTCAATATGACGAAGAAAGCGGACAAGCTTTTATTGATCTGTATTACAAGCACCAAGAAGACTAGAACCGCTTCCAAGCTTATTCAATCGAGTGAGCTTGGGGATCGGTTTTCGATCATTTAAAGGAGAGATCATGACAGACAAAAAGAAAGCTCTAGAAGCATGGAAAGAGGATCATTTTGGAAGCTCTGAAGGCTTCGAAGATGAATGGGAAGCAGAAACGAAGGACGATCGTCTCGCAGTGTGGGAAGATCGATTCTTTAACGATGAAGTAGATCTTTATTAAAGGAGAGAGCATGAAAAAGAAAACACTAGCACAAGCAATAAAAGCGGAGCTGGATCGCAGAGATCCTGTGACTCATTGCTTTATTTTCGAAGCATTGGAAAGGTTATCAGCTGGAGTGATCGAAGATCGAGAAAAGATTCTCGCTTCTGAAGAGTGG